GGCAAGGCTCTCTTGTTCCACATTATTCAGTATCCTCACAATCACAACCTAAGTCATAGTCCTTCTCAAGCACCGCAGATAATCCGGGGTTTGCGATGTGCTCGCCATAAGACATTTGACCAAGGAGTTCAACCTGCTCAACCTGCAGGGGAGTGAGGTGGTAACGTTTGTACAACTCGGAATTAGAGACAGTGAACACCGGATACTTGTCGTTCTGGACAACCTTATAGCGCAGGAGGCTTTCGATTCTGTCATCCTGGATGAATTGTCCCTCCACGGCTTGTCTTTTCATGGCGTCAATGAGTTTGAAATGTACTCGGGGGTAGGCGCCTTGAAGAACACTACGTTGGAAGTTGAGTGCTCGTTGCCGCAGTGGGATGTGTTTCCGTCCAGGGAGGTCGTCGTGACATGTACCAGTGATCCGAAGAAGTACGCCGAGATTCAGCAAAGGTCGTAACACCCCGTCAGTGTCATAGACAGGGCTGTTCTTGAGAAATTGAAGATCAGAGTAGGTCTCGTTCTCAGTGCAGGTGATTACATAGCCAACCTTGAAGGCGGCTTCGATGAGTCCTGCGCTGGTCGTAGCATGGCTTTCAGCAAGTGCCACACCAATGAGCAGAGAAGCGAGATTGTTGATCGCGGTGGTAATGGTGCTACCGGAGTAAAGACGAATGCGCGTGGGTTTCAGGATGACCACGTTCTTCTTGTTGTTGAGGTCTTGTATCCTGATTGGCAGCTTGCACTGCTCCACGAGCTTAGTCATGTCTCCTTTCCAGGGGTTTGGTATTGTTCCGATGAGTGCTTTAAACAGGGTGTCCCCGTGTGACGAGTCGCAGGAGGAAATATCCACATTGAAGGTATGAACATCTCCGTTACTGTCTCGTACAGAATAGCAACTATCATCAGAAAAGTAGCAGAAGTAACCGCGGCCGGGGGGATTGATAAGCTTGTTGAACACTTTCTCTAACACGAAGGGATCCGGAGTCTTGACGAACTCGAATTCAACACCTTCATGATGGATAGGCTCATTGGCTTGTGCTTTCTTAAGAAAGTGGGTGAGACGGAAACCCTGCAAGCTAGCGGCGACTCCGAGGTCTCCGATCATTCGCGGGTACTTTCCGTTCTTGGCCCACTCTCTTATCTTCATCTTGTAAAGGACGCTAGTCAACCAGAGGTGGTCGAACATGACGCCATTATTTTCAATCTCCTCCCACGTAAACAATCGAAGCAATCTCTTCAAGTGTGGATCATCTACGTGCTGCAGTGCCTCTTCATCCATACCCTCGTAATCATCAAAATACTTCCCATTTCGACTTTCGATCTGGTCTATCAACCACTTGTGCTGGTGAATGAACTTGTGCTGGTTCTCAAGCATTTTCTTGTCCTTTCCGGTCTCAGGTGGAAACTTAAGGGACAGCATCCTTCTAAGACCGTAACGAACGTTGAAATTCGTGTTACCATATTGTACGCCAGTGTGCACCACCGAAGGTCCATAGAACATACGTCTGCTTCGGTCTATCTTAGGACGGCTGGTGGTGGTGGGTTCGGGGAAATTAATTTCGCCATCGGTGAGGAATTCACCTCCTCGGATGACGTCGAAACCATCTTCGTCGAAGTAGAACTTCTTAGTAATCTTGGTTTCGTCCAGTCGCTGGACGTTTTCCCCTATTTCTGGCCCTCGAATCTCTGGGTCAAAGGTGAGATTCGGTCCTTGTCGTTTAAAGGTTTTGGTTCAATGGTTGGGCAAACACCTAGAACCTTGATTCGCTGCGCGACAGCTTGATTGCAGATGAACATAACCGTGTTGAGCAACACGTCAGGTCTGCGATTGAGGTCGGTGAACATGAGTTTGTACTTGGAGATGAGATCGGTGACATAGTGGACGAAGATTTCGCGAAATTTACCGTCCACGGTAATAGGTTTGTGCTTGGCCAGGCTCGGGTGCCTGAGTATAACACTGGCCATTTTGACGTACACCGGAGAAGTGGACGAACCACCTAAACCAGCGTCAACCAACACGTTGTGCAACACATCCCTTTTAACGATCTTCTTCCGTCCTCCTGTCAAGTACATTGTCTCAGTTTCTCCTGTCATCCAAGACCACAATTTTGCCCTGCTTTCCGTCGATCTGTAAACTCGCGGAGCTTCATTGACTTCGGTGCGGCGTTGTTTATTCTTGAAATGAACCTCTTCCACAGGGAAAATCCACTTGAGGATGTTGTCGAACAATCCCTCCGGGTGGTCAATTGTGAATGAGGCCATGAAAATGGTGCGTGGCTCGATCTTGTCAAAATCGGTCAACACAACGCTGTCTTCCTTCCCGTTGTAAAACCCAGGCTCGATAGCATCGTAAAAACCAGGGTAGTGCGTCTGACGGGCCTTTGGTGTGACATGACGAAGCTTAATCTTCTCCTGCAGTACGCAGCGTGGAAAATAGAGGTTGCGGGCCGCCATGGTAACGTTCCTTAGCTGTGGCCGTTCCTTTGGAATCTCGATGCGTGGGCGTCGAATTACCAAGGTGCAATTGTCTATTTTACATCTCCATTTAAATGTCTTGACGCGTGGGGCAGGTGGTTTTGGTTCAGGCACGACAGGTGACACTGGTGCGACGGGCTCAACAGGAGGAGCTGGCGTGGCCGCTGTTTGTGTCTCATTATTCAAAATGACCAGTTTAGCAGCCAGGATAAATTCCTCTAAGCCATAAGTGCCTTCAACGATGCCTTGAACATAACCGCCTTCCATGGCCATACCGGTGAGCAAACCAGCATTTTCTTTCTTGGCCGTCAACATCCAGTAGAGCTTAGTGCACAGCTCATGGTACTTTGGGTAACCTAGAATCTGGAGTTCAGTCTTTTCCTCGTCTTTCTCAGGTTGAGGCAATTGAACTTGTGGCCAGGTATCCATCCCTTTCTCCTCGGTAGCGATTGGAGCGCTCTGCTTGGTGACAGGCAGCCATTTGTAAGAACCAGTGGACTTGTCGTCCGTCTCAGCCGAAACTGGTGCGACCCCGAGGGGTGCGGATGACTCCGAAGAGTCTCCAAGGTTCTCACTCTCTGCTGTGATGTCCCATGCAACACGATCTCCCCAATCCTTCTCATGCTGCTCTCGAGTGTGAAGGTGATTTTGAGTACAACGGGTACCGCAAACGTGCTCGTGACAAAGTTGTGCTTTTCTGTCAATGCGGACCTTAGCTGGGTGTTTCTTCTTATTGTCCGATTCAGGCCCGGGCTTTTTGTTTGGGCGGCGATAGTGATAATGTCCTGGCACTGGACAATTGAGCTCCATAGAACAGCAAATGGAAAGTTCCTCTGCGTCCTTGTTCTTAAAACTCAAATTGATAATGTGCTTAAAGACCTTCATATCTTGTTGTCTGATAACGCCTGGCCCTTCACCGGGATACCCCTTAGTGGAGTCGAACAGTTTCTGGGGTGGTTGATTGCCTATAGCGCGTCCCGGATTGGCGAGGCAAGGTGGGCAACAATAGTAAACAGTGTGCGTGGAGATGTCCGTGATCTTATGACAGACGCACATTCTGTGGGTACCCCCCCAGGTTTCAACTTTCTGGACTCTGCAGTTAAATGAATGACCAGTGATGCACTTATGTTCAGGGCCTTCTCCAGGATAGCCGAGCGTGGAGTCAAAGCCTTTGTTCCTGTTGCCGCGATCTTTGAGAGAGCGGCGCTTGTGCAATGGGTCGTTCTTAGAGTGGCGCTTGTAACGTGCGCGGTGAATGTGTACCTCTGTGTCATCCGTCTGTTCCTGGTAGACCTTTCGGTCGAGCTGTGGTTGAACCAGGTCTTCAATGTCGACAATTTCTTCGGCAACATGTCGACAGTAATGACGGATGTAGTTCTTGAGATCGGAGGTATCACTGTGAGTCCTGACCAAGGTGGATCGGAGGAGATGGCTTTCCTTATTATTGTTGGGCACATCAACCCGAAAGACCCTGGCCTTTCTAGTGCGAGGTGGGGTGACCTGCAAGCTTTCCCCGTTAATTGTGGAGCCGTGGCTACCCGGTACGGCGCCTCCCGTTTCGGCACGATCTAGACCAGACGGCGTAATTTGAACCCGCTGGTTTCGATGCGCGGAGCATGGGGACCCCAACCCACCCGTAGGCGAGAGGGGGCCAATCCCACAGTCAGGCACAGTACAAACTTGTTCCTTAAAAGACTTAATCATGGTTGTTTATATCGTCAATCAATGGTGTGCAAGTTCGATCACGACCAAGAGACCAAGTCACAATGACGAGGCTCGAGGTGTGCACCCTGATGGCGGGCGGCCGGAGCTGAGTCCCAATCGGGGACCTGGAAATGGGAGAAGGGAGCAAAAGAAGGATCCGCGTGGCACTGTCAATCGGCATAGACAGATGCAAGAAAAGGAGACAGGAAAAGAAGTGGTAGATGTTACAATTATTGTACAGCCAAGTGCGGCAAATCGTTTAAATGTATATATATATATATATTAAGGGGATTACTAATGTACACCCACTGGTCGAGAACGACCAGATGCCATATTTATACTGGTAATGCGGCGACCAGATTTGCGCCTACTTAGTGGCGACCCTGCTAAAGAGTAGCTGCCCTGCAAGAAGCGAGAGCGCTGCGAAGCTTGGAGTGTTCATCTCGGCGGTGGCTTCGAAAGGTGTGACCCCATCGCTTATCCACCACCCTGCTGTATTAAGATCATCTCTAGCTAGGCCGTCAGAGTCGGCTGTGTTGCCCCTAATCTCCGCGGCGACTCCCCACTTTGAATCGGGAGGAGATACGTTGGAGAAATACGTGGCCCCAGGTATATTAGTTTCTACTTCGGAACAAACCGCGAGATTCCACAAATACGTACCGACTGGGAAAACCCAGCCTGTCAGCACTTGCTTGGCATCGAGATTGTTGTATTCAACGTTAGTAAAAGGGACCTTGTATGGCGTGGCCGGCGATAGTGGAATAGGTGCGGGGATCTTGGCGAAAAAGCCGTTTTCTGGAGTTGGGTCAAGCGCACGCGGCACTTGTGGTGCCTTGAACTCGAATGTATAATCAGCAAAGATCATTCCAACGACCATAGGGTCGTTGTCATGACTAGCTGATATATACACACGGGCTCCATCGGTGTTGCGTTGCGGCTCGGCTTCACTCACACGCGTGTACATCCACTTATTCTCTGCATGAAATTTTCCTGGTATGACCGAAAAGGTTTGGTTGTTCCATAAGGGTCCATAAGTAGACCCAGACATATTCATGAGTTCAGCTGCATCAGCCGGTACTGGATCCTTAACATCATAATCTGCACCCAAGATAATCCGACCATTATGGCGCGTGGATGACTCGGTTACAAATCTGAGTTTAAAGTTTCTCAGCCGATACAGTTCGTATGAATTCGCCTGTGGAGCAAGCCAGCGAACGAGGTTCGCGTTTCCGGGATTGACTGCATAAGAATGTAGGCCCGTAGCAAAGTCGGGGTCTGATCTGAGGTCACGAACAAACTCCGTGTGGGAGATAGTTGTAACCCCTCTAATAGTGCGGACTCGTGGTCGGCCCGCATGTCCGACTTGGCCACGTGCTGCAGGTGCACGGATGTTGCGCGTCTTCCGGTCTGTGCGATTCCGGCGGCGCCGTGGGGGTCTTGGTTTGGTAGTTTTAGAGCCCTTAGCTTTCTTTGTTCTTGAAGAAGATTGGTGTTTAAGGTTGGAAGTAATCCAGTATTCCAACCCGAGCAAAGCTAGACTAGTACCATATTGGATTTTGACGTGCATTCTCACTTTCATTTGGTATAGGGATTCCCGATCGTCTCCATCGAGTTTATATAACCTCCTGTGTCTAGTGAGTACGTCCAGGTCAAGCAACTCATGTGCCACAATAATCATGTTGCTAGATCGTCTATAATAACCACCTTCACCCCCACAACCATGCCCAGACTAGCTGTTTTACGAGATTCTAAAGTCCTTTTTGGGTTTGAATGGTTGTGGAGTCAGGGTGGTCTAACACGATAACATGACACACTTATACTTGAGTAAGGGAAGCGAAAGGCCCGAAGGCGAGGGCGAAGACAGAGCTTCGAAACCAACCATATAGGCGCGTCACCCCACCCTTACTCGGGGGTTCCTCAAAAGACCCGAAGGCGAAAACGTCAG